GAAAAGTTTTTGAGCATCGTTGCCCTCTTGATGTTAATGTGGTTAAATGCATTAGTCAATTTATGAAGGATGACAACCCAGGAACTTATGAAAGCATGAGAAATTCAATGGAAATTGAAGGATCCCACTTGAGTTTTGAAGAGTACGAAGTAATTAGGAAAACTTTCAATGATAGTTTGGCATCTAGGAAAAATCGGCTTACAATGAGACCATACACTGTCGTTTTCAATGCTCGTTTGAATGATGCCTTACCTCCACACATGGCTGTGGGTGGTTTGGTTGCAAGTGAGCGTCATGAAATGGCGATGCATGGAACTGGTTATGTACAAGGAGAATCAAATGCTTGGGAATTATATACGGCTACTGATAATGTACCTATTGCACTTTTAACGGGTGTGGCATGTACTTTGGCTGGAGTTGTATTTGGTTTGGAATACGCGATTGTTGTGGCATCTTTTTCAAAGATGTTTGGTTCTCTTTTCGAAATGTTTATGATTGAAATTGGCGAGCGAGGGGATAAACGAATACATTGGTTTGTTTGGTTGTTCTATGCAGCAATGATGTATTCCCATTTTCCTCGCTACGTTTTTTATTTGGGCGGATGGTATCACTATTTTGAAACTTTGAATGCAATTTCTGTTAGTGTCGTGTTTTTGACGCAATTACCCACAATGGCTGGGCCTATTTGGTTGAAACGTGATATTTTACAGCGATTTGCTATTCGTATTTTGGTGGTATGGTTGAGTGTATTCTTGATCATTGGGGCTAGTAAAATCCTTGATGTTGACCTTGTTCGTAAAATTGATATTCTTCAATTTAACGATGAAGGTAAAGTTACTAGTAGTAGTATGATGGAGATTGGATTCTCAGAAATAGTTAAGAATGTCGCGGGAACTCACATGGCTGTTTTGCTTACTTGGTTTGCCAAACAGATGTGGGGCGACTACATGTTTTTCGTTGTCCATCGTTAGAATGGCCGGGCGCCGTGATTGGCGCTGAAAAAGTGTCATGAGGGTACGGACTTCTAACTATGGCTTTGGAATGGTTCTGGATTGTTATTCGATTTTAATATTATTACTGGTTTTTCGGACTTGACGTGGTTTTACGGCCTAGGAACGGAACTCCTGGGGTGGTGTGGTTACCACCCTGGGTTTTATCATGGGGCAACCCACAAAACCAAAAGTGTTTGTGCTACTTTGAGTGCACTGCAACTTATACTTATGGCGATTCTATTAATTATAATAAATATGAAATTATTTCCTCTTCATCTGCTGCTGAGAATGTTAGAGATTCTGCGATGGAGGTTATGACACGTACGGTTGGAGAGGGTACCTATAGACGGTTGCCCTCCTTTGAATGGGAGGATGTTATGATGCCGGAGATGATACCAATTAAAACTGGTACTTTTTCTAGCACGGATGCTGAGGGGACAATTTTAGAAAATTTTAATTTAATATCCACGATATCAACTTTACCGAAGTTGTTGTCACAAACTATTAATTTTCAATACATGACTTGGAATTCTGTTAGGTTACGGTTGCGTTTACAGCGGCCAGTCCAATCTTCGGGCTGTCTTTTGATGTATTCATCTGATAATTGTAAGCCATTGGCTGTGGGAACACGGTTATGGCCTAATTATGATCACGTGATGACGTTTCAAGATGCTACAGATATTGAATTAGTACTTCCATGGAATAGCATGTTTGGAACTATTAGTCGATCGAATCATGGAGGTGGAAAGGTGGTACACGAACAATATAATATAATAG